ATACTTTGGTGTATCACGAGAATGCTATCCCAATGACTGGGAGTATGAGTTTGACTAGACCTCAGATTGGGGGTGGACCTGGTACAGGTCTACTTCAGTTTGAGTCCAAAGATGCCCCAGGCAAAGATGCATTTGAAACTGCAAAGCAGAGATACGTCAATGTCACTAAGGTAAACAAGGGCTTTGAGCCTGATCCTGCAATAGTTAACGCAAAGAGTGCAGCTGAGCTAAGTAAAGAACAGCAGTATGCAGTCTTCTACGCTAACCTCATTGAAGGTCCAGCTAAGCTATCTGACTATGCAGAAGGGAAGATGAGCATTACAGACCTCTGGCTCAAGGGACACAAGGGTGTAGAGAAGCCTGGAGACCGCGAATCCTTTGAGGAATCAAGGAAAGCTGCTAAGAAAGATGACCTTAAAAAGTATGGTCTCCGCCACGGTGGAGTGCGATATAATAAAGGGGGCTATAAAAGATAATTTTATAGTCAAACCAAATACACAAACAAATATTTTTGCACAATGTCAGACCCAAACAACAAATTAGATTTCAGCGCAATAAGCTTCGATGATGTTATCGGAGATGGAGCTCCAGGGCTCGATGTCGTTGAAGAGCAGGAACCTCAAAAAGTTGAGGAGACTGAGGAAGTACAGAATGAACTAGACGAAGACGTACAAACCTACGAAGAAGATCATGGTGATGAAGACCATGAAGACTACGTAGATGAAGACTACGATGAGGATAGGCAGGAACGTACTGTAGAAGATGAGTTGGACGAAGATGCTAGCATTGCTGAACAAATCTCCAAGTATCTTGGATACGACGTAGAGAACCAGTATGCAGATACAGTCGAAGGACTCACTGAGTACGTGAAAGATGTAGCTCAGGAAATTGCAGAGGATCAAATTGATGATTTGTTTAAGCAGTTTCCTGAAATACAACAACATCTAGACTATGTCCTCGCAGGAGGAGAGTCATCTAAGTTCTTTGAAGCATATAACCCACAACTAGATTTCAGCCAACTTCGTGTAGAGGAAGGAGATATCGGAATTCAGAAAGCACTTGTAGCTCAGTATTTTGAAGCAAAGGGGCATGACCAAGAATTTATTCAGGAAATGCTTGAAGACTACGAGGATAGCGGCAAGCTGTACAACAGGGCTCAAGTCGCTCAAAAAGCTCTTGCTGAAGCACAGCATTCTGAACGCCAGCAAATGTTTGAACAGCAGCAGGAAATATACAGACAGCGGGAAGAAGAGCAAGAACAGTTTTGGGGAGAAGTAGCTAATACTATTGAAAGTGGTAACAGCTTCGGGGGTATTACAATTCCTGACGCTGAAAAGGCTAACTTCTTTGAATACATATCAGCACCAGTCAATGACGATGGACAAACTCAAAGAGACATTGATTATGCTGACTCAGATATAGATATCAAGCTCGCAATGGATTACCTGCTTTACAGCGGGTTTAATCTTGAGAGCATTATAGATAAGAAAGCTAAAACGCAAAGTGCACGCAGCCTGCGTGAAAGAATCGTCTCTAACCAAGAACGAGTCAAGAATGCAAAAGGTGCACAGCGTAGACAGCAAAAGACATTTGATCCAGATCAACTGGACATAAACGCGCTTTTTTAAGCAACTCTAATTTTTAAAACATACAATCATGGCTTTGATGCAAGTACTGAAAACGTACTATAACGACTCGCAGATGACCGACACTAACTCGTTGGTTAATGCCCTGATGGAGAAGCCCGAAGAGCTTTCTCCCATCATTACGCACTTGGCCGGACGTGAAGAAAAGAAATTCCCTCTTTCCTTCTTGACTGAAGGGGTTGGCAACACGCGCTCTATCGATCGTTTCGAGTACGAGTACCGTGTCAAGACCCATGAAGTTAACGTTCGCCCAGTAGTTTCAGCTGTTGGCACTGGTGCCGGCGGTGCAATGTTCACCATTGTCTTCCCTGACAAGTGGTTTATTGCTCCATATACCCTCGTTTCTAACGAAGGTACGTTGGCAAGAATTATGAAGGACCCACAGCCCACTGCAGGAGGTTACGAATATACCTTGCAGTTGGTTTCTCCTGACAACAGCTCAGGTTTGGCTTCAGGTGAATATGCAGCAGGTGCTCTCTGGGGCATGCTGTACGCTAACGTAGGTGTTGACTTCTCACGCGGTAACGCTTCTAACTGGACTGCTCCCGGGTTGGTTCGCTCTAAGATCGGTACCGTCCGTAAGTCTTACCACTTCTCTGGTAACGCTAAGGACTACGTTGCAGAATTCAACCTCCCTTTGAAAGAAGGTTCTTCCACGAAGTTGTGGATGGACTACGAGGAGTACCGTCACATGCTCAAGTTTAAGGAAGAGTGTGAGATGTACTACTGGTATGGCCAGAAGACGCACGACGCTAATGGTAAGTCTACCATGGTCGATGAGAATGGTCAGCCTGTTATCTCTGGTCCTGGTCTGTTCGAGCAGATTATCAACAAGGACTCTTACTCTACGCTCACGCAGAAGAAGTTGGAGGACACGATTGGTGATTTGTTCTACGGCATGACGGATGCTACTGATAAGCAAGTGACTTTGTACACGGGTATTGGTGGTGCACGCGAGTTCGATAAGGCTTTGCGTAACTACTACGCTGCAGGTGTGAGCACGACGGCGGCTCCAAGCAGCAGCAACAACAACTACCTCAGAACTACTGAGTCTAAGTTTATCACGGGTAGCGGTCGTAGCCTCGGTATTACGGGTTACTTCACGTCATACGACCACATTGATGGTCACCGTGTGAACGTTGTTAAGGTTCCATTGTTCGATCATGGTCCTGTTGCTCAAGCTTCTAATAAGCACCCAGAAACGGGATTGCCTCTTGAGTCATACAGAATGGTGTTTGTTGACCAGTCTTCTTACGACGGTGAAAACAACCTCCAGATGATCAATAAGAAAGGACGTGAAATGTTGCGTTGGTGTGTCGCAGGTTCAGTTGTGCCTAAGGGCTTCACTGAAACCGATACCCGCGCTAGCGATATAGACGGTGCTTCTGTGCATATGTTGAAGACGGCTGGTATCCTGCTCCGCAGATTCGATACTTCGCTTGATTTGACTTGCACCGCATCGTAATTTGTGTTTGGTTTGCAAGGGGGGACTGTGAAAGCAGCTCCCCCCATTTGCAACCAACCCAACCCCTAAGTTATTCTTAAACTAAAAAGAACATGAAAAAAGTTATAATCAGACGCAAAGAAGTCCTCAATCATCTCCCAAAAGAGATCAGAGCTGGGGCAAAAATTACCATCGGATCCATCTATGTTGGAAGACAACCGCTGAAAGGCGTAGAAGGAGAAGAGGCGCACAGGCTGTTGAGTGGTATTCTTGATGTACCCCCAACACATGAAGCATGGCCAAGACTTGAAAAAGATTTCTGGGCTAGTATGGCAGTCAAAGTACCATTTGAAGGCAAAGAGTTGGACATCACTGTTGACAATGATGGTAATCCAGTAAATGTATTGGACTACATTACGTACAAGTGGTGTCAGAGGCACAGGCAGGTTGCAGCAAACAAAGAAGAGATGGAGTCTACTCAAGGTAAGAAGTTCTACATCTACGACCCTGAACGAGACTTGGTTAAGAAAAATGCAGCAGTAAAGATCCGCAAAGAAGCAGACAAAGAATTTATCAAAGTATCCTCTGATGTGGATAAGATGAGAAGAATTCTTAGACTCATGTCTAAAGGGTCCAATCCAGAGAAGATGACCAATCTTGAAGTTGAAAATACTTTGTATGACATCAAGGATAAAGAACCAGGTAAGTTTGTAAAGATCTGCTCGGATCAAGATCTTGATCTAAAAGCAGAAATTGAAGAAATGGTCACATTTGATGTCTTACGTAAGATAGGAAATCAGTATATTTATGGAGACGATACCATTGGGGAAAACATTGCTGATACAATCGTATACTTTAAAAACAAAAAGAACTCAGGAGCAATAAATGCTATGAGAGCTCAACTAAAAATATTGCAGTGACAATACAAGAAATGCATATAGCTGTAAACCAGGGGGTGCAAAAGATTGCATCTTTTCAGGCAGACAATCTACTTCCAGAGGAAATAGACTACGAGCTGAATACGGCTGTACGTAGATTCATATCACAGCGATACAACAGTCAAGGAAACAAGTACCAAAGAGGCTTTGAGCAGTCTCAAAAAAGACTTGATGACCTTAGACATCTTGTAGAAGACTATCCAGGGTATACCTCATCCTATATGGGGGTGGGGTATACCTCTGGTTCTAATGGAAGCATACCCATATACAGGTACAAACTTCCAACGGATTACATGTATTTAATAAGTGTGTTATCAGAAGTAATAGCTACGTGTGATAAAAGCAATGTACCTACCGTAGACACATACACTTACAGGGAGTATCTAAGAGTAAAACTCTCACCCCCAATAAAAGGATATGTAATCAAAGACATAAACATAGCTACAAGAGAAGGAGCAATTGAATCTATCATATCCTCTACAGGAGGTCTAAGTTATGATGAACTTCTTGGGGACAACTATTCAGGAAATGTAACCCCAAGCCTGTCTAGAAATGATAGCTACACAGATAGATACTTTTCTACTGTAGATGCAGACTCCCCAACAGCTGACGCAAATGAGTTTTTTCTTGTAAAGAATTATACAGAGGAAGAACTTGCAGTAGATACTGCAGATAAATTCTGGCCTTTCAACTCAGCAACAATTGGACAAGGGGGTGGGTACTCAGAAGTATCAGTGTACAACGGTGCCTTCATGGAAATCATTTGGGTAAACCCTAATGACTCTACGCAAACAGCCAACACCATATACAATGAGGGTCCAGTGACTAGCTACATTGATATCAAGAAGTACAATGTAAACACAGAGGAAACAGGTAATCTTAGACAGTTGAGAACAAACTGCAAGTTTGTTCAACAGGATGATATATACAAACTTCTTGATGATCCATTCAACTGCACTAAAGCTAGTGGAATCCTGTATACAATGCAGGAAACATTTATTGATCTATATACTTTAAAGAGTTTTATTCCAAATTCAATTCTTATTAAGTATATTCGCAGACCTGCCACTATGAGTTATAATAGAGGCATAGGCTGTGAGCTGCCAGAACACACTCACCATGAGATTGTGGAGATGGCAGTCAAAAGCATCTTGGAAGGCTTCGAGTCTCCAAGATATCAAACGCAATCTGGGGAAGTCCTAGAGAGCGAGTAATTTTTTGTTGAACGCCATAAATAATAATAAGAAATCATGGCTTCTAATCTTTCACAAGTATTCATCTCAGATGCTTTGACAGCTCTGAGCGGTACTACTTTTAATTCTTCCGACGCTGCTGCAGATGATGTAGGCGTATGGAAGTTGGATGCAACTGCAGGTTACATATCAACAGCACTGTACGACGGTGTAATTGAATCTGGAGCTGCAACGGACAATACTGACGCCTTGACGCTTGCTAGCCCATTGTGGTTGGTAAGAGACTTTCAGATTGTACAGCGTGCAGTTACTGGTAACTGGATTGCTTCCCCAATCATCAACTCTAGCCAAGTAAAGCGTATCACGTACACTGACTACACTGCATGGGCTGGTCACAAGGCTACTTGTGTTGACGCTACATTCAACACAGCAGGAGCAACTGACGGTGACTCTTACATCTTTAAGTTCGTCATCAGAACAGTCCCAACGAACTACACTTCGTTCTACAACAACAACATGGGTGCGGTTACTGGTACGTCTAACGTGTTCCCACTTGGTGGATTCAACACTACGAACCACAAGGCAATCAACATGTCTGTCACAATTGCTGACGTGGACGATGCAGACGCTGCTAGTAACCTCACTAACGTTCAAAACGCAATCGCTGCACACCCTCTCCTTAAGGATATGGTGAGCGCTGCAGATGTCAGTGCTGATATCGTTATCACGTCATTGCACCCAGGTTTGTCATTTGATTTGATTGTCTTCAACGACAGCCAAGGAACTGACGGAGTTACTGCAGCAGCTACTGGTGAAGTCGTTGGATCAGGTAACGACTGGCAGGTTGCTGACGATGAGGCACGTTGCAGAGCTAGGCAGGGAAATTTCAACCGCATGTACTTCCCTAGCACTATAGACACGTACACACAAGCAGGTTCTGCTTACGATAAGATCACTATCGAGTACGCTACGCCTAACTGGCCAACTGGTGCTGGTATTGCTCCTGCAGGTGCAATCAACACTGCTACGATTTACTACACCAATGCTGGCACTGACCCTGGCACTACTGCTAATGAGTTCGATGACATCTTTGGTTACACAGCAGGTACTGACGCTGTCTTTACCTGGTAAGTCAAGTTTAATATGGGGGGCACATAGGGTGCTCCCCATACTAATCATCTTCTAATATCTAAAACATGCCCATTCAACCAACAGCTGCTGGATCTAGACTACGGATTATCTCTAACCAGCTTAAAGCAAATACTAGATATACTATTTCAGTGAATAACATC